CTCTCAATGTTTTCATAATAAGAGGAAACTTAATACCTGATTCTTCTACTTGTTCATTAGATTTTTCGGGGTCATTAATCAACTTGGTCATAGGTTGTGTTAAACCATAATCTGCAAGTCTTAATGCCGTTCTATATTTGTCTGCACAAATATTAATTGTAGTTCTTGGATTTACAAGTGTTGAATTTGCTCTTTCTAGTATAGAAACTAAATCTAACCAACTATCTTTTCGTGTAATAGAACCACGAACAATAGCAACTGTCATGGTACCAACTTCAAAACCTTTTTTGTCGTCTTTGTTATGAAATCTACGAACACCATCCTCGTAAGTTGTATAACCACCTGTCACATTAAAAACATAGTATGGAAATTTTAACTTCTCACACTCTTCTTTTAGTCTACCGGCAGTATGAAATTCTTTTCCACTTTCAGACTCATCTGTAACGATAAGCAGACGCAAAAACTTTTTATCGCCTGTAGCTTCTTCTAGGTAATTTTTAAACGGTTGAACCTGCATTTACACTATCTTCTGGTTTTTTGCCTATATTATATTTAGCAACTAAGTTCCACTCATTCTTTTCTTTAAATGGTAAAACTTTAATTTGACTTAATGGCGCTTTGTTTTCTACTAATGCTGTATTAACAACATCAATTAAATTCCAGTCTTGTAGTAATAATGCTATTGTGTTTCTTCTTTGAATATCATTCTCAGTTAAGGTAGAGTTCTTACCATCTAAAGCAAACAATTCTTTAAAATGTGTTATGTAATATTTACCTTGTTTGTGTAAGATATGACAACTCTGAAATAGTGTTTTGTCTTTTCTACTAGCAACACCAATTCGAGTCAATGTCTCTCTGACTTTTAAGAAATCATCTGGTTGCTTAATAGTGACTTCTAACATATCACTTGGCGACCAATTTATAGTAACTTCACTCATTTTTTTCTCCCACCTTTTATCAGGCCAATTTTTATTTTTTCAATTTGGTCATCTGAAAGTAGGTTAAGAGCTTCTTTTGCCTTTTGATTACTATAACCATAATACTCTTTTATTACTTCAAGGTCTTTAACTTTCTTTTGCGAAAGCCACTTCCCACCAAATCGCTTTTTCTTTCTGATACTATTTATAAAATAGTGAAATTGCATACGCTTTGGTAGAAAATGTAAACCATTCATCTCGTTACTATGCATAATTGTATCATAGAACATAGACAAACATCTGTTAATAATAAATGTAGGATACTTTTTCTCCCACATTATATCCTCTGTGTCTAACAATGGTTCTTTGGTTTCATTGATAGCCTTTAAATAATCCTTTAACTCGTACATTATTTAAACTTACAATTAGCCATGATTTCAGTTAAACACGCAACCATATTAATCTCTTGGTCTGCCACAAAAGCAGACTTATACTGATAACCAGCAATGATTAATATTGATTGAGGTATAGAAGATGAATCTAAAGCAGAATACATCAACTCGTAAATAGTGGTAAACAATGATGATGGTTCTTTATCAAGATTGTTAATAACCCATTTACGCATGTCATTAAATCTTTTTTCTTTTAAGACTTTGACAAGTTCTTTTGTATTTGCCTCAGATAAACTAAACAAAATACCACTATCAATCTTACCTCTAACAGAATATCTTTGTAGTTCATTGATAGTCCGTCTGAAATCAGGATAGTATTTTTGTATTAGTTCAGCTAATACTTTGTTATCATATTCAACTTGTTCATCATCAAGGACTTTGCCTAGCCTTTTTAATAATGCCTGTGCTGTCTTTACTTTTTGACCGTTCTTAATAGCAAAGTCAATGACGGTACATCTACTGTGAAGAGCAGGTAAAATCTTGTTCTTGTAATTACAAGTAAAGATAAATCTACAATTTTTGTAAAATGTTTCAATGAAGTTTCTTAAAGCAGGTTGTACTGATTCGGCATTCATATAGTCTGCCTCATCAACAATCACCACTTTATGATTTGATTGTTCAGTTAATGATACAGTTGAAGCAAAGTTTTTAATCTTGTTTCTTAATGTATCAATCTGACGGCCTTCATCTGAACCGTTGATAATGATATAATCTGCACCAAGTTCCTCACATAAAGCACGAGCAACTGTGGTCTTACCAGTACCTTGTGTACCGGATAATAACAGATTAGGTATTTCTTTTTGTTTTAGAAATTCAGCAAATGTTTTCTTAATATCTTCACTTAATATACACTCACTAATCGTTTTTGGTCGATACTTTTCGACCCATAGGTATTCTGACATAATATAATCCTCACTTGTTTCATAATTTAAAATTCACTATCTGGCTCGATAGCAACCCAATATTGAATTGGTTTATTTCTATTTATGAAGTGTGAGATTTTTTGTGAAGAAATCGCAACATCATAATCATCACGAATCATTTTAAAGTTTTCAGTTTTAAAATAAGCATTAAATGTCTTATCTGTTTCACCGATAACTAATGAATAATCGTTTGATGATGGTGTTTTCTTATCAGTAGCAACAAGTTTAATCTCTTTACCATCACCTGTAACAGAAATGTCTGGTAGATTAAGTGTTGTAACACCTTTCATAAGTTTTTCAAACACATCTTTTTTCAAAGAAAATGTAACATACTTATCTGGCATGTTTATCATTTTAGTAGGTGCAACTACTACTGATTTATCTGCAAAATAGTATTTAATAGATTGTTTACCATTTGCGTCTTTAATTGCTAAAGATTGACCACCGTTAAAGTTCAGTTCAGATTTATCAAATAAATCCACTGCTCTCAAAAACTCTGGTAAATCATAGATAGCAAACTCTTGTTCAAACTTCTCTGTTACATCAGCTTCAGCTAAGATGTTTTTCAAAGTAGAGATAGTTTGTAATTTGTTGCCTGGTTTTACCAAAATGTTTTGGTTAATATCTGAAAAGTTTTTCAGAATGGCAACTGTATCACTTGTTAAGTTCATTATATAGTTCCTCTCATAATTAAATTGGAGCGGATACTTGGTACTGCCCCAAGTTCTGCGAGTTGGTAACCCGCTGTAATACTTTTATACGATATCCGCATTTTTATAATATACACTAAAGGCGTCCCAATGTCAATGCTGGAACGCCTCTAGTAAAAACAATTATTTAATGTCAATTGTTCTTGCTTTTTTGTGCTCTGGAACAACTCTTTCCATAGACACTTTTAATAGGCCGTCTTTTAATTCAGCGCCCTTTACTTCTACATCATCAGCAATTGTGAAGGCTTTTGAAAAGAATCGCTTTGCAATACCTTGGTGTAATACACCATTATTGTCTTCAACTTCTTTTTCTTCCTCAGATTTTACTGATTTAATAGTTAATACACCATCTTCCAAAGATACATCAATATCTTTTTTAGAATAACCTGCTAATGCAAGTTCAACATCATAAGAATTTTTACCTGTCTTTACAATGTTATATGGTGGAAAATTAGGGACAGAAAGTCCTCTAAAGTCGTCATCAAACATTCTCTCGAAATGGTCGAAAACATTATCGAAACCAACTGTTACTGGTCTCAATTGATTGAATATACTTAGTGCTTTGTTTGTCATACAAACCTCCTTTATTAAGCAAAGTTTATTTTAATTTAAATGACAACCCTTATGGCGTTGTCATAGTTATTTATATGGGGATTGTTTTAAAAATTACAACCCCCATGATAAATTATTTTAAATTTCCAATATTAGCAGGAACATTATCATCACCTACACGGTTTGTAAATACTCCTACACCTATTGGTCTCTTATTTTGTTTTTCAAATCCTTTCAACACCATTAGATTTGAACACGCAAACTTATTAAATTCGGATATAAGATTTACAACACTAATCATAGGGTCTTTATTCTTACCGGTGTCAACTAACAAGTCCTTTTGTTCAAAAAGAGTTTCTTTTTTCCATTTTAGAAAAGTCAAGAATACATCTTCCTTTTTACCTATTCTTTTAAAGTCTTCAGCAAAATAGTATAAAGTTGTAGATAAAACTTCCAACGCCGTAGCATTGATTTCTTCATCTGTTTTCCAAACTTTACGCATAGCATTAGCAGCTCTTTCAACTACATCAAAGGTATATGCATTAACAATACCTTTAACTATTTGATGTGATGAAATTGTTTTTAATGCTAACCCATTTGGTTTAACTTGACCTTTGATGTTAAAACCTAAAGCAATCATAACTTTCATGGTTTCTTCACCAATCGGGTCGCCAGCATGAGTTTGTGAAACAACTCTATCAAGTGCTGATTGATTGGTTCTTTTATTAGCATCGCTGTCATGTATTTTAGCCATGTAAGTAAGAGGGTCTGCCTCTTCTCCTAGATAAATTACATTACACGGTACCAATGCACCATATCCTTCTTGAAATATTGATTTCACAATACAATGATTTCCAATAACTGTAACATATGTATTTTTATATACAACAACTGTAATGTGTAAAGCGTCCCAAAATAAACCACCTCTAGTATTAAGATTTGCAATAATATTATTCCATTTAATTTCTGCTGTTCTATTGAACAAAATAATTCCAGAAATATTATTGTTTGGTAACCATGCACTAGCAGAAAAAGGAATACCTTTTGATATTTCTTCTTTTAGTCTAGCCTCAGACCAATAATTTATAGGTCTACTACCAGAAATGTGCCATTTTTTATCGGCTCTCAAAGATTCAGGTGTTAAGTTTTTTGATTTGCCTTTTTTTGTTTTTTCAGCAAAATATTTTTTAGTAGCCTCAGCGATATTAAGCATATGCTCTTTTTCGTTGAATTCTACTAATCTATCTTTTAGGTTAATTGTTGTTACCTTGTCAGGTAACTGATTGAATGGGGTTTTATTCCCTTTTAGTTTACTCATGTTTCTATTCTCCTCGAATATTAAGTTAAACCGTAAGGCATATCATCTATGCCGAGATTTAACTTTTTTATTATTTACATTTTTATTTATACGACTAATATATTATAAAATATAAAAATTGTCAATGGTGGTTTTTATACAAGGGAGAAACCACCGAAAACTCACCGCAGCTTTAGTTTGTTGATTTTAAGTGGTGCGAAACTAAGCGCAAATGCTGAAACAATCCACTATTCAGGTTCACTCTCGCTACATCTGAATTTTTTTGGGGCTGGGGTAGGTCTCACCCCCATTATACTAACTCTTTATACGGCGAGCATAACCTCTAAGACCAATGAGCCCGAATTAGGTGGTGGTTTTGTTATCTCAGAACCACCTAACTGCGGCTTGTAATTCTGCTTATGCATGGGTCAAGCTACCCTCCACGCCCCAGGTCTTACGAGTTGCCTGGTATCACTATTTATTCATATTATAAGCACAGGCATGGAATTCTATCTTTCCTGTTCCAGTTTTTTCATCTTCTTTTTGTAATTCTTTATGCCTTCTTTTTTCTTTTCCCTCTTTATTTCTGACGGTTTTTGATAGTATTGTCTAGCTCTTAACTCTTTTACAATACCCTCTTTCATAACCTTTTTCTTCAAAACTCTCATAGCTTTTTCAAGGTTACCGCCTCTAACTTCTACAGTTATACTCATTCTATATTACCTCCTCCCTTGATAGTGTAAAAAGGTGGAGGGCACTACCCCTCCACCAAGGACTTACACTATGATTGATAGATTTAGATGGCGCTATCGTCATCTGACTCACTATCATTGTCATCCATTTGTGAAGATATATCCGCTTGTCTCTGCTGTTCAGCAATCTGTTCAGCAGAAGCACCAGCGTCCACTTTCGTGTACAACTCCATAAATGAATTCTTTGTATCATTATCAAATCTGTTAGTACAGACCTCAACAGCTTTCATCTTTTTACCAAAGATTGAATAAGCTTGGATAATGTGTACGAGTCTTCTAGTTGATATAATCTCATCAACACCACCATCAAAGTAGGTTTTTCTGATTACATCAGCCCATGTTACCAACTTCTTACAAAACTCATTGTCTGATTTACCAGACTTTTTAAGAGTCTGTATAAGGATTTTTTCCTCTACAGCAGGTTTAGGGTAACTTTGTTCAAAGGTAATTGGAAATCTTTCCAAGAACGCTTCGTTAAGAACATTCGTACCGATAAATTTACCGTCATCACTACCTTGACCTTTTGTATTGGCAGTAGCAACAACATTGAAACCATTAGCAGGTTTAACAAACCTGTTAATCTTTTTAACAAAGACACCAGAGCCTTCTAAGATTGGTTGTAAACACATAATCTTATTAGACGCAAGGTCAATCTCATCAAGTAAGAGAACAGCGCCTCTCTCCATGGCTTCGATTACAGGACCATTTTGCCAAACAGTTTGGCCATCTTTAAGTCTGTAACCACCAAGTAGGTCGTCCTCATCAGTTTCAATAGTAATATTGACTCTGATTAATTCTCTATTGTTTTCGGCACATGCTTGGGTAACACCCATAGTTTTACCGTTACCTGAAAGACCAGTAATAAAAACAGGATAAAACATCTTGCTTTTAATAATACTCTTAACATCAGGATAATTACCAAATGAAACGAACACAGGATCCTTTTTAGGAACAATGTCGCCTGTTAAAGAAGAAACTACATATGCAGCTTCTGAAACAGTTTCAGTTTCAGGTGCCTTAGTAGTCAAAACTTTTTCTGACTCACCAGAAGTTTTAGAAGAAACTTCACCAGATGATTCAGTTGGTAGTTTAAATAATGATTTACCGACTTTATATTCGGCATTTTTAATCAACCATTGTGGTGCATACTTGCAACCAAAATGTTTGTTGGCTTCTTTTAATTCAGAAACCGTTAATTCGTTAGTACCAAACTTTTTAAAAGCATAGTCCACGAATTCTTGTTGTTTAGTGTTTAACATAGTGTATCGTCCTTTCTTCATTTTGTACATATATCCTATCACAGATATTTTCAATTGGCAACCATCTTTTTTTTGTTACCAGGTAAGGGTTACCGAGCATGATTATGCAACCTCCTGGATAAATTTGTTTAAAACTACTCTGGAAACCAGACGATTCGCCATTGATTTACCAAAGATTCTTTTTAACTCACTTGTAGTACCTTTCTTAACTTCAACATTTTGTAAATCAAAGTTTTCAACACCTAACTTTTTACCATCAAGCACAAAGTATTTGTTATAACCATCATACTCACAAGCAGCCGCTTTGTTAGCGTTTAATTCTTTTCTGAATTTAGCTATCTTTTGTTCTTTATCATTCCAGTCTTTGTATTGACCAATGTATTTTTCAATATCCCACCTTCTTAATCTTTTAACTACATAAAAACCAATCACATTAACATCATGGTGGTTTTTGATATGATTAAGTAAGTTAGAAGTAATGTTACCTCTTTCAGCAAACTTTTTACCATCAAGTTCAAACACAGTAGTTCTTTCCCAATAATCATTTTTTGGGTCACCAATAATATCCATTCTTGGATAGTTACCAGCACCATCAGTAAGAGTAATAAAGGTCATTTTTTCAATATCATACTTACTTTTGAACATAGGTATCAACTTGTTAATGTAAACAAGTGACTCATTAAGAGGTGTATTACCAAGATAATATTCACTAGGTATACCCCATGTTTCCGATTGAGCATAATAGTCATCTGAATTTATAAATTTTCTTGAATATCTATTGTTCCAATATGCACCCATGTGATACATCATTTTCATGGCAAAGTCGATAGTCTTTTTATTCATTCTATGGCTTAAACAGTTTACTAAATGAAAGTCCTCAAGTTTAAACTCACCAGAATTTTTTGACCATTGATTAGTAATTTCTTTTTTATCCTCATACCAACTTCTTCTTTCACTTGTAAAGAAGTAAACTTCAAAAGGTATATTAACTTTTTTACAAAACTCAACAAGGTTGATTAACTGTTTAACAGTATCAAACAATACATCAGACATGGATCCAGACCAATCAAGCAACATCATCATACCATGGTTTTTACCGTCAGGTAGAATAGTTAACTTTTTGAATATGTCATCAGAGTATTTGTAAGAAGGCAATTTTAAAGGGTCAATAATACCTGTCTTATCAGTTTGAGCTCTCTTATATGCTTGAGCAGATTTTTTCATTTCAAATTCTTTAACAAGATACATAACAGTTTTCTTGTTTTCAGACATAAAAGATTTGTAATCTTTATCTAACCAATCATCATACTTTTTAATATTACAGTATTGACTTTGTTTGATTCTGTAATCAGACATATCTTTTAACCACTTTTTGTAACTAGTTAAAGCAGAACCTTGTTTAAAGTTAGGAGTAGGTATCTTACCATATCTGTAACCTTTGTTTTTTTCATCTAACAACTTATCAGTATTCTGTTGAAAAGAATCATCTGTAATTGCTTTTAGTTTTTTAGGTTCTTTAAAGTCACCACCAGCACCTTTGGCATAACTATCTGCTTCACCTTTGTTTTCATCTTTTTCATCTTTAGTAGCACTATCTGATTTTGATTCTGCTTTACCAGATTGTTCAGAGTCTTTTTCATCATCTGCTTTCTGGTCACCAAAGTTATTGAAATCATTTTTTTCGTCAGCTTCATCATCTGAATTATCAGCACCAGAACCTTGACCGTTATCTGACTCTTCTTCATCATCAAAATCATCATCATCATTATTGATACCATATGCTTTAGATATTTCTAAGTTATCAAAGTCAGGTAACTTTTGCATTTGTTCAACTTGTTCTTTTTGCCAATCTAACATTTGTTTGGCTAAAGTTAATACATCTTCAAAAGTAACCAAAGAGTCAACTTTAGCCAACCATTCTTTATCTTTAGGAGCAAAAATGAACGGTAATCTGTTAAGTGATTTAGACCTTAGATTAATCTTATCAATAATCATAAAGTCTTTATTGATATCTCTACCTGAAATACCAAAGAAATTTTGTTTTTCTAAAATGTCAAAACCATTTTCATAGTTTCTAACAACACCAGGATATTTTGCTTGAATTAATTTGTCAATTCTTGTGTCTTCAAGGACATTAACATAAGACCTCAACTCATCATCATTGATACCTTGCCACTCTTCATATGGAGTCCAAAGAGCATGGGCACATTCGTGAGCAATCAACATATCATATACATCACCAGACTTTTGTTTAAAGATAGGTAATGTCAATACACGGTTCTTAACATCAAAAGAAGCCGTCTTAACATTGTTGTGTTGTATTGTGATATTTTCTGTAGCAAGTAATTTTGCTAGATTTGATTTTACATCAAGATTGATAGTCATAGTGTTTGTGTCCTTTTTCATCATATAAGTATATCCTAAAGGAAAGATTCGAGAAAGTCAAGCACTAAAAGCTATTTTTTTTAATTTTTTTTTCTATACCAGGTAACACTTTCCTGTGGCTGCGTCAGGTTGCACAGCTAAAGTTCTTGTTTTGTTCTACTATCTATTGTCGCCGGAGCCATGAATCGTACCATTTTTTTTACGATTCGCTAACTTCTCTAAATTAGTGCTTGCAATGTCGGATAACTTAATGTCAAAATCGCTAGCCAATACAGCGATATACCAAAGGCAATCACCAATTTCACTTTTGATTTCAGACACCAGTCTTTCATCT